CATAGCGTCATTCTTTTTCTTTAACTCTGGGTCTGTAATCACATAATAGTTTACAGGGTGTTTTGTACCTGGTACAAGTTTACCATTTATATCTCTTAAACTAGACGCTAGTTCTTTTCTAGCTGTCTCTCTATCTTCTTCTGGTACATCAAATAAAACATTAATATCTAAATCAGCATCGTCTCTATATTTTTTTGTAAGTATAGAGCCAATCAAAGAATATTTTTTTACAGGATATTTTTCTTGGAAACTATCTATCTGATCTAATATCATATCCACAACTACTTTTTTTAGTTTTGGATTATCCGTATCAGCATCATCAAATACACCAGGCGCATATCTTTGTCTAGGTATATCAATGATACTATCTTTTAATACACTTGGTTTATCTTTTAGATATTTAAATAAGTAATCTTTGAAACTCATTATTCGCCGCCTCCGTTTCCACCATTACCATTACCACCATTACCATTGCCATTGCCATTACCGTTTCCATTACCGTTGCCACTATCGCTTGGTGCTGGACTAGATGATGTATCACCATTTCTGGATCCTATACCATAAAAAGGATAATAACCTCGTTCACCCTTTGGCACACATACTCCTAACTTCTCATCAAACTTATAACCTGGAGGACATTTTTTCTCAGCGTGTAAGTTTATAAATTTTTTAAAATTTATCATGTTCTTTTTTTCGCCTGTAGTTCATTGGCTATCCATTGTTTCGCTGTTAAGTTTTGAGGTGTTGCTCTTAATTGACCTCTAATAAACTTCGCAGCAGTGTTAAGTGTTTGTGTGACTAGTTCTTTTTCACTTCTATTATTGTCAACAATTAACATTCTATTTGGACTAAAAATTCTTTGAAACTGTCCTATGTTTCTTTGTACACCATTCCAACTATTCGTCACAATGTATTCTGGTATTGATCTAGGTCTATTTTTATTTCTTTCTAACGCTACTTCTAAACTTGTATTAACAAAAATCATATAACTATCATAACCTATCTGATCTAACATTCTCTTTTGTGTGTTAATCACGTTTAAGTCTCTACCAGTTGCGTCTATAACTAAACCTAATCTACCTTGTACATATGTGTCTAATGCTGTAGCTGTTGTCATCTTCGCTTTTGCTCTAACTATGTTTCTAAAGTATTCTTCCTCATCTGGCATCTTTAATGATAGACCAGCTTTTTTCAAACCTCTTTCAAATGCTGCGTCAGAGTTTACTAACTTTAAACCTGTGCCACCGAATGCTGCTCTAGTGACAAATGTCTTACCACTACCAGGACCACCAGCCAAGAAAAAGGCTTTGAATATACCTGGGTCGTAAACACCCTCTCGTAATATTTGATTTAGTTTTTTCATTAATTATTTACTTTTGCTCCAGCTCTCCATTGATAACAAGACCAATATCTAGCTTTTGTTTTAGGTCCTGGGTTATCACAATTATGTCTAGCTCTAAATGACTTTCTTCTTGCTGGGTCGTCTCTCTTAATAGACAAACCAGTCGTATCACCAAATGATACTTTCTTTACTTTATCACCATCTTTTACATATACATAAAACTTTTTAGAGCCACCTCTAATTGGGTCGTTTAATTTTACTTTTTTTCCTTGGTACTCTGCTTCTTGTAAAGGCTCATGTTCATGTTCAAATATTACTTCATCACAAGCCTTATCGTATTCTTCAAATTGTTTAAATGTTTTTGGCATTAATTACTCCATCCTTTTGGCATTGTAAAGTTAGCTCTACTAAATTCTAATCTATCTACCAACTTAACTGCGCCTGCTACTTTATCTACTGCCACATAACCCTCTGGACTTGTTACTCTATAACCAGTAGATGTTCTTAAAAAATGTCCCACACTTTGTATCTCACTCATTTTATTAATAAGAAAGTTCTTTGCATTCTGTAATGTGACATGAGATGCAATAGCCATTACCAATGCGTTCTTATTTCTATCTATAAATTTTGTGTTTGTTGCTAATATATCTTTGTATTTTTGTTTACCAGCCGCTGTCTTTCTAGCATCTATTTCTGCTTGTACAATATTAACATAATACTCTCTAAACATATCAACTAAATTTCTAACTTTAGCCATATGGCCTTGTGTATTTCTTATGTAATGATTGAAAAATGCTTTTAATCTAAATCCTACACCTAAACCATCAGCAGATGTTTCACTCATTTTATCTAACAAAGGTGCTGCCTTTGACAATGAGCCTTCTGCCATTCTTAATTTTGCGTTAAATTGTGCTAGTTCACCTCTAGTTAATTTAACTTGACCTGATACGTCTCTATAACCAGCACTCGCTAAAAATACGTTTCTAGCTGAACCTCTTACTGTACCAAAACCAGCTGTCATACTGTCTAAAGTTTTACCTGAATATTTTGTGTGAAAGACAATACCCATTCTTGCTCTACTAATCTGTCTACCAATAGATGAGTTTACAGGAACTGCGTATGTGATTGTATTTGGTGTAAATGAAATCATATCGTCACCATCTAAATTTATTTTCTTTAAATCTGATTGTGAAAATAGAAAGTCACCTTGTAATACGCCTTTAATACCTAGACGTGATAATTCTCTTAATGCTATTTGAAGTTTACTCGCTAGTTCGCCAGAGTGATTTTTTCTTATATCTGCGTTAGTATAATTTACTTTAGCGTTTTTATTAAATACTGATTTTGTACCGACAAAGAATTTGCCATTTTCTGGATTAATACCACAGATGATAGCTGGTGCGCCATCCCACTTAACTGTCATATTAACTTTTTTACTAGAAGAACCAGCGAGCATATTTCTCACCGATCGTAAAAAGTTTAATGCATTCTCACCACCTTTTGATCCACGATTTATTATATCGTCTTCTAGGTGTTCTAAATGCGTATTCCTATCTGTTGTTGTAAATCCTTTAAAACTAAACATCTTTCTCTCATATATTCCATTACTATAACCACTTGTTCCATATAAATCAATTGTTTATTATATTTATAAGACTAAACCCTTGTCCATAAGAATTTAGGTATGCCACCATTGGCGTGCCATACTTTATGTTTGTTTTGAAACTTAACTAAATTGTGCGCATCTTCTTCAAAAAAATACTCACTTATAATATTGTTTGATGGTTTTTCTATTACTTGCCATATAATTTCTTTACCTTTCTTCTTCATTTTTTTAGAATAAGATAAGTTACCATCAAAACTACCTGGTCTTTTATCGCCTTTGTGAAATCTTACTTTTTGTTTCTTAGCCATTAAAGTATATTCATATCCCAACTAATTATTCTTTTAATTTGTTTTGATTTGTAAGGCTCTGTAAAGTGTCTAACAAATTTAGGTGTAACAACTATATCACCCTCATTTACTGGAAGTGGATAGTAAATTGTTCTATCAGAATACCAATCATTCCAAGGTTGCATATACTGTGTTACTGCTCCATCTTTAGGCATATTTAAATATAGTATGCCAGCAAGACCTATTGATCCGTGATCGTGTGGTGTATGATAATCACCTCTTTTATAAGATACTGACCATATGTCTTGTAATTGTATATCTTTTTTTAATTGTTGAGAAAGCATACCTAGTTCCTCACCCATAATATTATTAAAAGCATCAGCAAAACCTGATCTATCTCTTTGTCTATTTGTGAAAAAAGTTTGTATACCATGTTTTCTTTCTGGAAATGCTTTACACAATTTTTCTAATTGTGGTTTTTTCTTTTTAAAATTTAAAGTAGGTATTGACCACATTGGAATTGTAAATAACGGACTTTCAATCATTAGTTTACCTCCTCTTTTTTATGTTTATACTCTAGTCCTAGTTTATCATAAACTTGCTCTATTGTTTCTTCTACGTGCCAAAAATTATTTTTAGACCATAAAGCAACTTTTTTTTCTGCTGTTAAATCCTCATATACAGAAACAATATGATCTGTGTTAATCAATATTGGCTGACCTTCATATGGTGGATTTGCGTTTGTAAATGTTACAAATTTTGTCATCTTAACTCCTATAATTTAAAATCGGAAAACTTTTCGTATGTTTGTTCTGGTGATGGATAGTTTTCCTCTTGTTTTAGTTCTTTACCACCAACTATGTTTTGTGCTGAATTTTCTGTATCGTATAGTCTCATCTTTGCTCTATCAACACCTACGATAAATGATCTATTGATTGCTGGGTCATTGTATCTATTCTTTAATTGTTTTACTTTCATCTGACCTAGACCTTCTAGTTCTTCATTTGACATAAGAGCAAACATGAAGTCAGCAGTCGCTGGTAAACCAAACGACTCTGATGTATCTTCTAAACCAATATCTGTACTTACAAAACCTGTTCTTGTTGTTTGTGTTGCACTAAAGATTGGAACATCAAACTCTACAGCAAGACCTCTTAATTCTTCAGCGATTGCTTTGATATAGAAATAAGATGATATGTTACCACCTTTAAATCTACTTGACGCACATATATTAAGATAATCAATAAAGATTACGTTTGGTTTAAAACTTTTCTTTAATGCCAGTTCATTCATTAGTGCTTTGAAATGACCACTATGAGCTGACGCAGTAGGATATTCTTTAATAACTAAACGGCCATTTGTTTTATCTTCTAGTTTTTTAACTTTGTTATCGTATAAATCTTTTGGCAAACTTCTAATATCGTCCATAGATATATCAAATAAATTAGCATCTATTCTTTCAGCAATACGTTCTTCAGCCATTTCTAAAGTTATATACAATACATTTAAACCTTGTGTTAAAAATGCTGACGCAGCATGACACATAAACAAAGACTTACCAACACCAGTTCCAGCCAATGCAATATTTAAAGTCTTACTAGGTATACCACCTTTTGTAATTCTATTGAAGTAAGATAAATCAAATGGGTATCTTTTTTCTTTTGTATGGTACCAATCAAATCTAGCTTGAGCATCTTCTATATAATCATGCCCAACGTGTTTAT